AGCCCCGGCTCCTGCTGTCTGTGCAGTTTGTGCTGCTTGTAAATACGGTGAATAAGAACCTACACCTTGTTGTGCAAGGTTGATTGCTTGTGTTTGTAAAGGATCTTCACTTGCTACAAACTGACGACCAGTAAATGTGCTTGTATCTATTGGTGCAGAATATGTGGCTTTCGCCTGTTCTGCGTAATCTTTTACTGCTGGTTCTAAAAAATCTGCTATTGCCATTATACTACCCTCGACTGTAACATTTGTTGTTGATCATACATTGCTTGCGCACCTTCTAATCCTTGTGAATCCTCAGAAACCTCACCGCCTTGTTCTAAGTTATTCATTAAATTTTCCATAACTTCAGCGCCTTTGTCTATATCGCCGCCTCCTGCATTTCTAACAGCATCTGCTGTAAATACAAACTCATTTTTAGATAGTCTAGCAGGTACATCATCAGCTCTTTCTTTGCCGCCCATTGCTACAAAACCACCTTCGTTTCTAAAATCTTTTTCCATGCCACCCATGTCAATCATTTCTGATGCTTCGGCTTCCATGATTCCACCTTCTTGTGCTCCTACTCTTACCGGTACTCCACCTGATCTATAATCAAATTTGTTATAACCTGCTGGTGTTGTATACCCTGAAACTGTAGAATCTGGCACTGGTCCACCATCTGCCGCCATCATAACCGGTTGTGGTTGTTCCATGCCTGCGCCTTCTGGTTGTTGTGACTGCATTACTGCTTTTACAAATTGTTCAAAAGATAAGTCACCACCTTTGTTTTTGTATTTAACATATTCCATCATTAACATTTGTTCAGCTTGTGCTTCTCCTGCACCGCCACCCATGTTTAAAAATGTTTGAGGCATTCTTTTTCTTTGACCAGCACCTGATCTAATAAATTCTTCTTCTTCGTCTTCTACTAACATGCCATCAGCATAACCTGCACGACCTCCATCAGCTGCATAAAAATTTTGCATTACATATTTTTTCTGTGGCATAAAATCTAAACCAGCGCCTGCATTACCTGCACCGCTATAAAAATTTTTCGCTCTTTGAACTTGATATCTTGGATCCATAACTTCTGTTACTTCTTCTTCCTCATCATCGCCACCACCCATCATAAATGGTAAAGCTGCTGCTAGTGCACCACCAGTAAGAAATGCTCTTTTACCAGAAAAAGCACCACCAGTTCCCAAAAGACCTTGACCAGCTAAACCTGTGCCACCTTTAAGACCAAACGCTAATCTACTTAAGCCACCACCTATGTTACTTAAACCAAAATTTTTCAGGCCTCCGGTTTTAAGCATGTTTAAAAAACCACCACCTTTAGCGGCTCCACCTAAAGCACCTAAACCATATGCCCCACCAGCTAATAAAGCTATCTTACCTAAAGGACTCTTAGTAATTTTCTTTACAGCACGACCAGCTTTCTTTACAAGTTTACCTAGAAAATAACCTTGTCTAGGGTCCTGTAAGGAACCTATTCCTGATTGTATTTGTTGGGGTTGTTGCATTCTTGAAATTGCCATAAATTTATCCTTAGTCTATTCGTTTTACTTTGTTTTACTAAACAAATCAAGAGGCGGCATGATAACTTTTACGTCCTGTGCCATCTCTTCTGGCTTATAACCCTTTGCTTCCCAGTCTTTTCTTTCCTTAAAAACCTCACCTGTTTCCTTGTGTCTATATGTTTCTTCTACTTTAGCGTTATATACTTTCATTAGTCTATTTTCTCCTTTTTAATGTTTAAAAAACTGACTGCAAAATCAAATGAATCAGCGGTGCTTGATTGTATAGTAAAAGCAGATCCGCCTTCTACGATTAACGGTTGGGTTAATAACTCTTTTGTTTGATTGGCTGTCAATGGTACTGATTTAATAGCTGTAATGCTATTGTTTGTTACAGTTACACTTGGTGTACCAGCAGATGTAACTAATATAGACTTAATAATTATAGTCTCATTAACACCTGGTTTGTTTGTTGCAAAAACAGTTAATGCATTTCCTGTAGTATCATTATCTTTACCTACAAATTTATATTGGTTTACTACTGCCATTATTCTAAAAAGAAACTTTTAGCTTCTATCTCCTGTTTTACTTCTTCTTGAAAAGAAGAATTTAATTTTGTAATTACTGCATCTAAATCTCTTACCAATGACTGCAAGTTAGCTTGGTTATAATCTGGTTCAGCTCTAGTTAATGATTGTACAATTTTTGCCATTATAAAATACTTGCTAGTCCTCCATAAAAATAACCAGTTCTTCCTTTACCAGTTCTATTACTTACTGGACCACCGTATCCACCTGCTGCAACACCAAATCCTAAACCTGGTGCCCCTACAGCATCACCACTATAAGACTGTTGGCCATCAGAACCTAGTCCATAGTTAGTTGCTCCGTGCACAGCGGGATCGTATTGTCTTGCTGATTCTCTCCTAGATTCAGCTGCTGCTAAATTAGCCATTCTTTTCTTATTTTCTTCTTGTACCTTATTTGTTTTATACATCTGTGATGCTTCTAACATTTGTTTATATTTAAAACCTTTATTGCCTCCATGTTTTTTCCCGTGTCTTGCTGCTTCTGCAGCTATCGCATCTTCAATTTCTTGATCGGTCATTGTATCAAAACCAAATTCTTTAGCTAATTCCATTTGTCCTTCAACATAGCCTTTACCTGTAAAATTTTTACCTGTTAAAGTTTTTACACCACCGGGTCCGTCAAATAACATTCCTGAACCAGCTAAGTTATCGTAATAGCCTTTCATACTTTGATCTAAACCACCTATTCTATAGTTTCCTGATGACTGATCCCTATTATCATTCATTTTTTTTTCTGCTAGATTTAATAAAAAATTTCCACCCGGAACAAACGCTGCACCTAATCTTAATAATCCTGGTACTTCTTTTTTATAACTATATGTTTCTCCAGTTGGACTTGCTGAAGGGTCTTCAAATTGTCTACCTATACCATATTGTTGAACATCCCCATCTAATCCTCCAGTGTAATTTATTGAGTTATAACCACCATAAGAACCTCCCGGTTGTATTTGTGAACCATAACCAAAAGCATTACCATTTTGATTGTAGGGATTATTTTCACGCATATTTGTAAAAGCATTTGTATTTACAATACCTTGATTAACTATTGGTGCATCGGGTGTAGTAGGTAACTCAAAAGGATTTTGTAAATATTTTTGTTGTGGAATATATTTAAAACCTGCTTCTCTTATCTCTTGGTCAGTAGCCATTATCTTCTTCCTCCTGGATGTACGTCTAATCTGAATGTCCCTAGTTTCCAATCTTCATTAGTAGTTGTGTTAGCAACTTCTAATGCAATCTGTCTAGCTCTTACTCTTACATCTTTTTTAGTTGTAGTAGAGTCACATGTAAAACTTGTAGTAGTCTCACTACTGTTTGGATATAATCTTGTTTTAAATTTAACTGCAGTGTTTCCTGTCTGTGAAATAAAGTCTGGTATAAATCTACTAATTCTCATAATAAATTCACCGTCTCCTCTAATATCAGGCATTCCTACAGTTTGTCCTGTGTTACTTCTACGTTGTGTTATGTCAAAATCACCAGAAGTAATTGTACCAATTATGGCAGTTATATCTCCTCCAGCATTTATTTGATCAGTCCCTGTTTCCTGATTATAGTATATCGTACTTCCATCAGTGTTTCCAGTGCAATCAGTAGATGAATTATCAGATGGGTTATAAAAAGTTGCATGGGGCCTATCAAATACAGCTGAATCCTGCCACGCTGCTCTAGGTAAAGTTCCTGTTGTCCATATAGGACGTTTAGGTGATGAGTCTAAATAATTGTAAGTAACTACTCTATTAATTTGATCAGATGCTGCCGTACAATAAAACCAATTTACTTCACCAAACAAGTTATTTAATCCTGCATTAATAAGGTCTCTAGATGTAGCATTTATATCATCATAAACATGGTCCTCAACAAGACAAGGTAATGATTTTAGTTGACCATCGTATGTAAAGAAGCCATTCTCTGACATCCAATAAGCAGATCCGTCAACTTCAATACAAGCATTCTTACCAAACAATCCGCAGTTAGTACCCACTTGTTCAAATGAGAAAGTAAATGGTTGGCCTACAAACTTCATTAAAAACAATGCTGTATCTGTCCAAACATAGATTGCATCCCTACCTTTAATAGCTCCCATAATTTTAGAACCGTCTGCTAGTCTTTGCGTACCAGAAGTATTTTCAGCTTTAACTGTGTATGCATCTGTGCCATCAATATTTTCTTGGTCTGAGAATCTAATAAACATATCATCTTGAGTTGATGTTGTGCCTACAGTTGTTTCTGTTCCAAAAAATACCAAGTGTCTATCGGGTGTAGATACTAATACATGACGAGAAGCTGTTGGTGCGTTTGCTAAAATAGTTGCACGTGTATTAACAGCGCCTACTGCTGAAGCATCCCATTCAAAACAACTTCCATTATAAATAAGTGCAATTAGTTTTGTCCCAAAGTTATCTAAAACCCATAATCCTGGATCAATAGTAAAGTCAGAAGATGCCGGATCACCCCAACCTGAGAAATTAGAAATATTTTGAACTGTAGCACCACTACTGTGAGTAGCTTTTGTACTTCCGTTTACACCTCGAGCACCACCACTTAATGTATTAGTCGTAGTATTATTTGATGTATAACTAATATCTTCTGTACCAATTCTTACTTCTCCAGTAGATGGAAAAGCTGCAGAGTTTGTTAAGACAATATCGGTTGTTATTAAATCTGTTATAGCTGTGGCTAAAGTTGTAGTAGCAGCACCTAACGCTGTACCGCCATAAATACCTGCTCCCCATCCAAAACCACCTAGTTGTTGAGAAGGTCCAACTGTATAATAACATAAAACTGAAGCCGATCCTGATGTACTTAAAGGTGTTCCTGATTCTGCACTGTCCATTGTAATAGTAAATGTTGTAGATGTTGGAACGGATGTTACCATAAATTTAACATCTTCAAATGTTGCATCTGTAAAAGTAGAACCTACTGAGGTCACACCACTAACAGAATCAAATAAAACAATATCGTTATCTGCTAGTCCATGTAGCCCGCTACATGTAACTGTTACAGTTGTAGATGATGATGTGCTTGTAAAATTAGCTCCTGTTAGAGTAGCTCTAATTGGATGTATATCATAATAAGTTCCACCCGAATATACATATAAAATTCTATTAGTTCCTAAAGCTGCATATTTAATACCAGCATTGTCGTCCCAATGATGAATAGCTCGAGCTGCACCTGTTAGTTTATCTTGTCCTAACTGTTGCCAACCACCTATTTTTTCTGGAGAACCATATCTGAAACGAACATTATCACCATCAAACCATTGTCCCTCAGCCCCGGTTTCTGTGACTTGTTTGTTGAACCCTGGTGCAAAACCTAATTTTTGTAACATATAACCTCATTATAATACTATTTTCCAAATGATGGTAGACCCAACATGGGACGTCCATCAAATCTATTTTTATCAGCAAATGGGCCATTTACATGATTATAATGTAGAAATACTTGACCGCATATGTTCCCGTCAAAAGGCTCTCGCCAATGTTCAAGTTCACAGCCACTATATACTAACATATCCCCTACTTCAAGCAAGACTTTAGTCCCTTCTGGAGCGTTTGGTTTTATAATATTTTGTTTTTCATGAACAACATTATCAGCACCTGTACCATCTATAAATATAGGCCAAGGATCTCCACCAAGGTTTATTGTAGTAGATATCTCACAAGAGGGTCTATCTTTATGACGTTTTAATATATCTCCTTTTTTATATAGCCTTGCATAAGAATAAGTAGGTATTAATTGTAATCCTGTTTCTTGTTGCATTTTAGGTAATACTTTCATCATTAACGTTTCCATAACCATATCTGCGTAATGAGAATAAGTATTAGGAACTTGTGAATCAGACCACGTACCAAACATACCATTGTCATGTATAATGTTATTTTGATACATAAAATCTACTGCATCTCTTTTAAGTAAAAAATAATTAAATATAAAATTAGCTAATTCAAAAGATACTGCGTTTTTTATAACTTGATATTTAAACATCAAACCCTTTCTGTATAAAATTAAACGATACAGATATTCTTATATCATTACTTTCATTTGGTTCAACACCGTGCCAAAGCCATGCAGGAAATATAATTATTCTACCCTCCAACGGATCTACACGAACTTCTCTCCATAGATGTGAGGGCGGTTTTCCTTCTTTTCTTCTTGGCATAACCATCTGAGCTGTTGCTCTTGGTTCATTAAATACTATCTGTCCAGAGTTTTTTGGTGTTTTAATATAGTACACTCCACTAAAATGACTGTTAGGGTGTAAGTGTGGTCTGTTATATCCTCCTGGAGGATTTATGTTAGCCCACATATTTCCAATGATAGGCTCACTATCTAACCACTCTTCTTGAAATATTTCATTTTGCATTTTTAATAATTCATATACTAATGGTTTAAACACAGGTATTTTATGCATGTTAGTTGTACTATGCCAGCCCTTCATATTAGTTCTTTGTATACCTTTATCTTGATTTGACCAATCAACTACAGCTTTTTCAAAAAGTCTATTGTCCAAGTTAACATCTTTAGCATATATAATAGTTGGAAAGTATGCAGCTTTAATCATCATTTAAATGGTGTGCCTCCAAACCACATAACTAATGATTTTCTATTTCCTTTTGTTACTGGTGCAACTCTATGTCTTATAAATGATGCAAAAAATATGGCTTGACCTTGTTTTATTTTTGCAACTTTACCTTCAGCCATTAATTCTAAATCTCCACCTTCAAAATCTGATTCAGGAGAAAGTAGACAAGTCATAGATATTTTTCTAACAGGTGGTTCGTGTTGCATGTTCACATCATTATCTACATGCCAATCATAGAATCCTCCTTCAGGATATTCTGTGTATTGTGCCATCTCAGTTATTGTCATTCCATCAAAACCAAAATGATTTCCGTTAGTTGTTTTCATAATCTTTTCTACATCTTTGTACATGTCAGCCATTTTTTTAAATGGTATCCAACTAATATGTGAAGTTCTAGTTTTAGTATCTATTACTCCTCCTTTAATACCTTCTTTGCTACCAACATAAGCATCTTGTTTAGGTTCTGAACGACCAGCTTGAATAATCATTTGGCATTGTTTAGGTGTAAAAATTGGTTGTGTAGTTTCAACTATAAATGATCTCCATCGTGGCTCTGTTATCATGCTGCTCCTCTGTTTTTAATTGGATCAAACTGCACATCACAATTTGCAGCTAATGTTCTTCTAGTCTCTGTTGTTCCATTGAATGGATATACACAATGTCTCATGTCATATGGAAATACATAAAAATCTCTAAGATCCATCGGTGGTTGATAATCAATTTTTGCAAACTGACCATTGGCTGCACCTAATATTTGCAGTCTTCCGTTTTGTTGTATGTGTCCTGCTGAGTATTCTTTACCATATGTTGAGGGTAGTTTTAAAATCATGACACTTGATAGTCCAGTAAACAACATACCTCTATGAATATGTGCTGGATTATATTCGTGTTCTTTCATTTCATTCACCCAAACAGAATTTAAGTGTGTATCATAATCTCTGATTTTATTAAAAGCTAGATAGTGTTTAAACACAGTTATAAAGTAATCTGTAACATTTCGAGGCAACATATTATGGTTTTTCATCTTAGTTTGATCAGCCCCGTGATAAAACAATGAATGTTCATTCTCAATCTTACCTACTAACTGACCATTTGCAGGATGTAGATTATGAAAATTACTTTCGTAAATATGATTAATCGAATGAAATATATCAAGTGGTACCTGATACTTTAAAATAGATTGACCTAAAAATACAAAATCAAATTTAAGATTTTGGTTTTCCATGTTGTCCAATTTGCTCTTTCTCTTTGTAACTGCTTTCTAATTCACCAGATTTTTTAATTCTTTGTAGAGATTGTAATTGTCCCATTACATTAAATATCTCAGCCTCTGATGAATTAGAATTTAAAGTTTTTGCTTTCTCGTGATATTGTAATCCATAAGATTCTAATTGATGTTGGTTAACATCTTTATCGTTAAATGATCCATCATTAAATTCACCTTTTAATTTAGACCACATTTTGATTTCTCTCATTCTATGTCTTGCAACTTTTTCCATAGAAGCTTTTGCAAATATAGCTTCATCTAAGTCTATTTGATATTTAGTTCTTTTATATTCATCTTCTTCTTTATCTATTTTTTTTTCTAACCATTTAATCTTTGCTTCGTTTCTTCTATAATCAAAAGATAGATGCATTAAATTATCTAAATAGCTAGACTGTTCTCTAACACACTGCCAATATTTAGCACCTTTAGTTGGGTACCTATTATCTTGTAATACAGAAAATCTAGCTTCTGTTTCTGTTCGAAACATCTGTTTCTTAGTCCAAGTGTCTCTAAGTTCATCAACCATACCTTTAAAATCGGTAAGGTCTTGTGGTTCTAATAAATTATTTAAATGAGTTTCTTCTTGTTGAATTACTTCTTTTACGTCTTTTTTTTCTGTCATAGCTTTATCCTTTATATTCTAAAGATATATATAAGATTTGGCTAATTTGTAAAGTATTAAGAATCAACAAAAGTTAAAGTAGCAACTCCTGCTTTTAACCATTCTTCTGTAGCTGTTGACTTAGAAGGAGTTCCTCCCGTTTGAAGTGCAGAATTAGAAGCGCCTCCTATTGAACCAGATAGTCCTCTAGCAGTTGACAAATCTGCTGATTCTGTCCAACTTGAACCATTCCATATTTCTGTAAGAGCATATGCTGCTCCAGGATTATCTCCTGCGGCGCCACCAGATGTTGTAACATCTGTGTTACTAAATCCTGACGATGTTGTATAACTTCTTCCAGTATTCAAATCTGAAACTTCAGTCCAAGAGCTTCCATTCCAAGACTCTACAACAGCTGCAGCTGGAGGAGATTGTGGATTAAATTTAAAGTCACCAACAGATATTGCGTTTGTACTAGAAGCACCGCAACCAGAATTTAATTGGTGTGCTTGATTCATATCTGATATTTCAGTCCAACTACTTCCATTCCAACTGTTTGCATCAGCAGTTTCTCCACCATTAGCCTCTCCACCTGATGATACAGCCGAAGTTTGTGTTCCTCCTAAAACATTTCTTGATATTACAGCTGGTAAATTAGCCACTTCAGTCCAACTACTTCCATTCCATAGTTCTGTGTTTTGTGATTTACCAGGATCAGCATTTCCTCCTGCAGTTATAGCAGATGTAGATGTTCCTGTTCCACTCATTAAACCTTTATTTTCATTTAAATCTGCAACTTCAGTCCATGATGCTCCATTATATAATTCTGTAATAGCTTCTCTTGGGTAGTTACCAAATGTTATAGAAGCAGAATTACTATCACCAGCACCTGCTTGATATTTTCTAGCTGTATTTAAATTTCCACCTGAAGACCAAGCTGTTGATGCAATAGTACCTCTTCCTTTTAAACTATTACTTGTAGAGTTATACCAAATTTGTCCTAATAAAGGATTTTCTGGATCACTTGATAATACTTGTACATTTGTTCCTATAATTTCTTTGTATGTAGCCATAATATTTTAACTTGTTGATACCGTATTTGTTGTAGCTGAACCTGCTTCTGCCCATTCTTCTGTAGCTGTTGAACTAGCTCCAGGAGGTGGGGTTCCACCTACAGCGAGTGCTGCAGCAGCTGTACCTGAACTCGCTGGATATCCTCTAGCTGTATTTAAATCTCCTACTTCAGCCCAACTTGTACCATTATATAATTCTGTCGCTACTGTATTAGGTGATCCTCCAAAAGCTAAAGCATCTGTTGATGTACCTGAATGACCAAGTTGATGTCTAGCAGTATTTAAATCTGCAACTTCAGTCCATGCAGATCCATTCCATGATTCTGAGTTTGAATATATAGCATAAGGTGGGCCATTTTGTTCTCCACCTGCAACAAGAGTAGCTGTAGATATTCCTGAAGAGTTAGGCCCTATTCCATTTCTTGCAGTGTTTAAATCTGTTGTTTCTGTCCAACCAGATCCATTCCAAAGTTCATTTTCATTCGCACTTCCTCCAGTAGCAAGTGCAGCAGTTGTTGTTCCACAACCAGCTACGTTTGTTTTAGAACCATTCATATCTGTAGTTTCTGTCCAAGCTGAACCATTCCATTGTTCATTTTTATTTGTAGTAGGAGATGTGCCCCCAAACGCTAAAACCGCTGTGTATGGTCCTGTGGTAGATCCCATAAAACCTCTTGCAGTAGTTAAATTTGCAACTTCAGTCCAACTAGTACCATTATAAGATTCATTTAAATCAGAGAATGCATTTGGTGGAGATATTCTACCTCCGAAAGCAATACTAGCTGTAACTATTCCAGAAGATGACATTCCATATCTACTTTGATTTAAATCTCCACCTGTAGACCAAGCGCCAGTTGCTGAGACTCCTCTGTATTTTAAAGTATTTGAAGTTGAATTATACCAAACTTGACCTGTTTGTGGTAAAGCGGGGTCAGATGAAACATATTGTATCTTCTGTCCATGTATATTTGTATAAGTTGCCATTTATCATTCTTCCAATGTTATGTTAATTGGTCTAGGTTGATAATCAAGAGACCCCTCAGTTTTTTTTAGATCATCTTCAGGTATTGCATCCCACTCAGCTTGTGCTGCTTGAATTTCAGCATCAACAATAGCTTGTGCTTCAGCAAGAGTTTTATGAACTCCATTTACTGCAGTAACCCATTTGTTAGAATATTGACTATTAGCTGCAATTCTCCATACATTACCAGGAAAATTTCTAGGTGACATTTTTATTGAATTATTGATTGTGATAAAACCTTTACCCCAATTTTCTGCTACACAGTATTGATATGTTTTTGCCATAATTTTATCCTATGTGTCTAATGTTTCTACTCCACCAGCACCTATTAATTTAAATTCATTTGCGCTTGTGTCGTAATAAACTTGACCTTCTTTCGTACCTGTTGAACCTGATTGATTTTCAACTGCTACACCTTCTATTTCTCTATATTCAGCCATTATTTATTCTTTAACAACCAACCTTGAGTTCCATCTGTATAGACCAAAGTATTGGCTGCCCTTTCTACTGACACTGTTAGATCAGCAGTTGCACCGTTTATTTTTTGAGAATTTCTTCCAACTGTCATTGTGTTTGAATCAAATGTTCCTGCATAATCTACAAAAGAAACTTCGTCACCAATTGAAGGTGAGCTTGGAAGAGTCATTGTAATAGTGCCACCTGTTGTATTAATAAAATATCCTTCACCAGCTACTGCTGTGAAACCAGAAGTTTTTACTGCTTGCCATGAAGTACCACCAGATACATCTGTAAAAGATAATGTACCTGATCCGTCTGTTTTTAAAACTTGATCTGCAGAACCGTCTGCCGCAGGAAAAGTTAAAGCATCGATAGTAACTGTTCCAGAACCTTTTGGTTGTATTGATACACCAATATTAGTATCCCCACCAGTTGCAGTGAATGCTGGTTTGTTTCCTGTAGCTGCATTAGCGTATGTAAGTTCATTAACCGCTGAACCTGTTGCAGTTAATTTAAATAATTCATTACCATTTGTATCTAAAATAGATGTTCCTATTTTAGGTGATGTTAATGTTTTGTTTGTAAGTGTATCTGTTGATACAAGTGATACTAAAGTTGAACTAGCGCCAGCTGGTAAAGTTAAAGTATTTGTAACACCAGCCGAATGAGGTTGAGCTATTACAATTTGGCCGTGGCTGTTTAATTCACAATTAAATTGAATAGCACCAGAATTAGTATTACCTCTAACAGTTAAATGACCTGTTCCTTTTGCTGCTAAATCTAAATCAATGTTTGAGTCACCACCTGTTGCTGATATTTTAGGTGGATTACCAGTTGCAGCGTTTGTTATATCAAGCTGATTAACTGCTGAACCTGTTGTTTGAAATATTAATTGTTCATTACCATTTTCATCAATGATTCCATGAGCATCATCAAAGGCAATATTAAAATCGTTAGTGTCTAAGTTACCACCTAGTTGAGGTGATGTATCATCTACGACATCTCCACCTGTTTGAACTTCTACAATATCTGGATTAGTTCCATCGTTTGCAGTTGCAAAAACAATTGCAGTGCCTTTGTTTGTTGTAGCAAAAGTAAAAGTACCACCTGATCCTGTTGCATATTTAAATTGTACTGTGTAAGCACCGGATGTTGCATTTTTTAAAATATAAAAAGTTTCTACATCATTTGGAATTGTTACAATTCTATTTCCTGTAATTGAACCTGTAAACTCAATCATTCTTTGTTGAGCTGTTCCAGTTAATGCTCCATCATCAACGTCTAATGCAGTAGTACCTGCTCCTCCTGCAATTGATACTTGTGCAAAACCACCTGTTAGTTGTGATACTAGATTTAAATTAGCGTTTGTTTTTGTTCCCCATGTACCGGCATTTTCGCCGGTTGCCATTAATTCAACGCCTAAAGGTGTGTAAGTTGATGCCATAATTTTTTCTCCTAAGCCACGTGTGTTACGTCTGTATACGATGTATTTCCTGCAACGTCAACATCAGAATAACTTGCGCTATTTGTTTTATTGACAGCATTATAACTTGTATTGCCAGTAATATCAACATCTCCATACCCTAATGGAGCAACATTTCCTACACTAGATATTAGCTCCTGTCCGTCTAAACCTACAGTCATTGATGTAGGAGATATTGTACCAACAGCTGCGGTGCTAGAAACACCTGTTAATGAAACTCCTATTTCAAGTGTTAGAGAACCTAAAGAAGATGTTGCTTGTTGACCAGTTAAAATTTCAGAAATTTGTTGTTGTAAAGATCCTACCGAAGATGTGGCCGATACACCTGTTAAACCAATTTCTACAGCATCAAGAACAATACCTCCAACTGTAGAAGTCATACCAATACCTGTTAATCCAACAGTTTCTTGAGTAGTATCAAAGTCTCCTACATTAGAAGTAGCGGATACTCCTGTTGGTACAACCACACAATCTATAATAGGTGCTAAGCTGCCTACGCTCGATGTTGCACTTACTCCTGTTGGAAAAACAAAATTTTCTATTGCAGCTGTTAATGATCCAACACTTGATGTTGTACTTAATCCTGCGAGTTGAACTAGTTTATTAAACGAATCTCCGTAAGGTTCTTCACCCCAACCATTTCTACCCCAACCAACTAAAGTACCGGCGTTATCAAAGTCTCCAAGTTCTGTTTGAGCTTGTACACCTGTTGGTGTTACAATTGATTCCAAAACTAATGTAGGAGAACCAATACTTGATGTTGCACTGACACCCGTTAATGGTACTGGAATAAGTTGAATAGTTTCAAGAGCACCAACATTAGAAGTTGCTTGTTGTCCTGAAAGTTCTACGGCATAATTAACTCCCCAACCAGAGTTACCCCATTCTTGTCTACCCCAACCTTCTGTGTTAGCTGCTGCAACAGAACCAACGGCAGTTGTTAATCCAGATGGAGCTGTTAAAGATATAACAGAAGTTATATCAAGATTAAGAGACCCAACTGAAGATGTACTAGACTGTCCTGTTAATTCAACAGGCATACTTGGTGTGGATACGACACTTCCTAGACTTGAAGTTGCAGATTGTCCACTTAAAGTTATTTCTATAGGACCTTGATCACCCCATTCATTTTGACCCCAGACGGTTCCGGATTCGTTCCAGGTGTTAGACATAAGGAGTGCCTCCTTATGCTATACGAAGAATTGCGTTTGATGCGTCTGCTGTTGGGAATTGAATTGTAAAAGTTCCACTTGATA